ACTGTAATTGCAGGCAGCGCCTCAATGCCGCTTGCCAGAAGACCACCGCCAGCGGCAGCGCCAAGACCTGCGGCAGTGCCAAGCCCAGCACCCGCCAGTGCAGCGTTTGCGCCAGCTTGAATGGCAGCAAGGTTAGCGGGAAGAGATGATAGACCAGCCCCAGCAAGAGAGCCTGTTGTCCCGATACCAGCGCCAGAAGCACCTGTAGCACCCAATCCACCAAGGCCACCCGGCTGAAGCAGCCCAGCGCCAGTAGCCGCAACCATGCCAGCCAGAGCCAGTTTAGTGATTGTGTTCATCACCTTGTCAGGGCTGTCGGTAAACATATCCGTATACCCGCCACCGATTGACTGCGGATTAGAACGCTGAACAGTCAGATTTGCGCCAGTTCCAAGCTGCTGAGACATTGCATTGGATTGCTGAACAAGAGACGAAAGCTCTTCCGGCGTTGCAGCCGTGCCAATAATTTCACCAGTCTCGTTGTTTTTTAGGCGATAAGTTGCGCCGGGCGTAGCAATGAACTGCATACGCTCTTCTGCGTTATTTGCCTCGCCTTTGTTTTCGCTGCCAAGTAGCTGAAATACGGGGACAATTGGGTTCTCGATACCCAAGTTAGCCAGAATGCCAGATGTCATGCCGGGAACAATATCCATCCCGCCATACTGAGTGGTGTAGTCGTAAGCGCCCGGCACTTCGTATTTCGGCGCATTGGCAATAAACTGCTGCTGCGCCTGATAGTCTGACTGATATTTCGAGAGGTCGAAGTTGGCAGCCATGCGAGCATCTTCCGGCGACAAGCCAGCCGCAATGTATTGCTGATAAAGGGCATCAGTTGCGGATGTCGCCATTACATCATTCCCTGTTCTTGAGCTGCGATCTGGGCCATTTGCTCTTCTGCCATTTGGTCTACGAATGCCTGATCTTGGGCTGCTGCGGCCTGTTGCTGTGCTGCAATCATAGCCTTGTTCACTTCAGCCTGTTGGCGGAGCAATTCGCGGTCACGCTGCATCAGGGCTTCGATGTTAGCCGTATTTACAGCCGTGCCATACTTGGCTTCAATCTCAGCCGACTTGAGCATGACTTCTGCGTCGAGCTTGTCGCGCTCGCGGTCATCCTTCAGCAGCATCTCTTCACGCTGCAACTCAAGCTCTGCCGCCTTCTTCTGGATGTCAGCCTGAATGCTCTGCGCCTGAACCTGTGCCAAGATTTGCTCTGGGCTGGGCTGCGGGGCCGGAGGAGCGGGAGGCTGGAAGCCCTGCGGGTTCTGGAAGAACTGAGAAACATCCTTGAAGCCAGCAACGGCCAGCATCTGCTCAAGCGTGTTGTAGTAGCCATCAAGTGACACAAGCGGATTACCAACAGGACCAAGCTGCTGCATAATCATCTCTTGCTTCTGAGCAATGACGTTGAGGAATGCCATCTTCTGCTGGTCTGAGCCAGTGCCGAGAGCCACATTTACCACAACGTCCATGTTTGCATCCCAGACACGGGGGTCAATAGGCACAAACTCATTGCGCAGACGCACAAGACGCGGCTTGTCTTGGTTCTTCACCAGCAGCTTCAGCGCCTTGGTCATCATCGTCTTGAAGCCAGTTTCGGCAAACAAGCGGCAGATAAGCTCAATATGCTGCTGAGAGGCCGTTACAGTCGCGTTAACAGCCGTTGCAGTGGAATTGCTCAGCGCATCAGGATCGAGGCCAGCAGAAGCCTTCGTGATGCCTGTGCGGCTTTCCTTAACTGCATCCATGTATTCGAGCATGGGGAATGCGGCTTGAGACACGTTCGGCGTAACAAACGGCGTAACAGCGTTGGGCGACTTCATGCGAATGATGCCACCAACTTCAGTGTTCATCACATCCTCAATGGACGCCTGCCCTTCGACAACGCCCATGCGCGGATAGATGGACTGAGCCAAGCTATCCAACGTGTTGCGCATAATCGACGACTTGATGCGCTGAATGTCCATCACAACGTCTGCAATCGACATACCAAAGAACGTGTGAGGCTCTGGGTCTGGGCAGAAGTCAAAGAACGGATGGTCGTCTACAGCTTCCTGATGCAGCAGCTTGAATGCCGTGCCGCCTACGCAGACCTTGCGCAGTTCAGCAATGCCGTCGCCATCTACGTCAATGTAGAGATAGCCCTCAATGTAGAGAACCTTACGGCTTGCAACGTCCGTGCGGCCAGCACCAAGGATGGTTGCCTGCGGGTTGCGGTCAAATGCTTCTTGGTTGCCCTCAAAGTCATCCTGCGTCTCGTAGCCGAGCGTTTCAACTTCGTCTTGCTCGTAGCCCATAGCCACCAGCTCAGAGACAGTCATGTAGCGACGATGGCCGATAAACGAGAAGTCGTTCAGTGACTTAGCGCGTCGGTCAATCAGAAACTCTTCAGGCGGCAGTGCAGCTACGTTCAGGCGGCCTTCCTTCGTGCGACGAACAACCTTTGCGCTGTAGGTCGGCATCTGGACCATAGTGACAATGCCCTCAGGCGTTGCCATCTCCTGTTCCATGTATTCTACTTCGACTTCCTGAAGCTCAACGTCAGGGTCGGACATGAGAACCATGTAGCCGTTTTCGTCGATGCCCTCAATCTCGTAGGTTTCAACCTTCTCAGTCTCATCCCACCAAATCTTACCAAAGCCGTTCTTACGGATGAGCGCATCCTTGAACATGGCGTAGGCGTGGATGAATAGGTTGTTATCGCGTGTCAGGCAGTAGTTGACATAATCAGTCGCCTGCTCGGCAATCTGAATGTCTTCAGCGCGGTTGGGAGCGTATTCAACAACCTTAGACGAACCGAAGAACACACGCATAATCGACGGCATGATGGCCTGAACAGTATCGCGGACATCCATCGACACAACCTGAGAGCGGCCTTCCTCTTCGTTGCCGAAAGGCTCGCCCTTGTAGTATTGGCCTGCTTCAGCACGCTCTGGGCTGATTACGTCATCAATGTATGCTTGAGCGTCATCAATCTCGCCCATGACGATGTTCTGGATTTGCTCGTCCGACATCTCTTCGTCTTCGGGCATTTCCAGCGAGACTTCCATGCCATCGTCTTCAACTGACAGCTCTGAGCCATCAGGAAGTTCCATAGACATTTCATCCTCAGGCATATCTTCCATGCTGCCTTCGGTGTTCCCATTAGGAACGCCTGTGTCCTGATAGGATGCCGCAGCCACTTCAGCCTTCGACGGCTTTGAGTTCTTCCGATATGCCATGTGGTAGCCTTACTTCTTTTTCATCTTGCCAGCTTCAGACATCGCAATCGCAATAGCCTGCTTGCGTGAGCCAGCCATCGGAGCCTTCTTCGGCCCCTTGGGATTTACACCAGCGTGAAGAGTGCCGCGCTTGTATTCGCCAAGCACTTGCTTAATTTTCTTTGCGGCAGCGTCAAGTTTCTTCATTTGGACTTCCCCTTGTTACGAGCGGAAATGGCTTTAGCTTTGGCCTTCGCGTCTGCTTTAGATGACGCACCCCACGCTTGCAGCGATAGTAGAAGGCGGGTCGGTTCGCCCTTCGCATTACGCTCTGGACCGGGCATATTGCCCATGCGTGCTAGGAATGAGGCCCTCCGAGGATTATCACCAGACTTAACCGGCGCTTTCAGGTTCATGCCTTCTGCTTTAGCAGACGCACGGCCCTTCGCATTGAGGCCACCAGATTTATTCTTGCCCTCTTTGCGTTGCCATGCAGGAGTTTTCATCAAACAATACCACGAATGTTGCGTTTAATCGGTGCTGTATAACCCATTTGCTCGCGATGCGCTATGGCAAAGTATCTTGCAGCGTCTGCGTAGTGGGAAGTCCAATCGTGGAATGGGTGAGACTGGAACTCTTGGCGCTTGTCGTCGTAGATGCGCCGATACATTCTCAGCGCCTCAATGCCGGTCTTACAGTTGTTCTTATCGAACCACGAACGCGGCAGGAGTAGGCGTAGAGCCTGAATGCCATCCATGATGTCCATTCGTGGCGCAATCTCAATGTTGCGTAGGCCAAGCTCCTGCAAAATCTCTAAGCGGCTCTTGCCTGTGCCAAGCTCACGAACGCGAACGTCATGCGGAAGATAATGGTTCCCCCAGATGTAAGGCTTGTCTTGTAGCTGCTTTACATACCAGTCGAGACCAACCCCT